CTACTTCTAATTCTGTTTCTTGTTTATTCACCTGTAAATAGATACACGAATTCGGTCCTAGCCCTGCTAAATTATTCATTGTTATTGGGTCCAGTATTCTTATTTTTATTGAACTCAATGTCTGACTCTCTCCTAAGTGTTGATATATATATGCGTCACCAAAAGGCATTGAAGAAAAACTTCCTGTTGTCTGATAATAATTACTCAGGATAGCTTTCACGTTATAATTTCCTTTATTATTTACAAATAAATTATTATACCCTAATGTTAATTCGATTAAGCTATGTCCTGTTTGGTCTTTTGAACCTAATGGAGCTTTACTTGCTTCTAATGGTACAGTTGCTATCGAACTAAATGTAAATGGATAATAAGGAAGTGCTGTATATGTGTCAGGACTTTGTGCTAATTGAATTTCTTTCGCCATATTAGTTATTTGTTCTATTGTTAAATCACACGCTACACCTGATGACTTTTGTGTAGTATTTGGTTTTGTTAATGGTAAATATGAATAAAAATCAGGTGTATCTGTTGTTTTTGGATAAAATGGTGTAATATTAAAATCAAAATTATTTGTTATTCCCATATATCCTTCTGTAGTTATATTTTTCCATCTCTCAAATGTCATTTTTCTATTTATTAATTCATCATCATTTGTTGTAATAGTTTTTACATCAAACCCTAACAAATCACCCCAAAAATTACTTGGACTCATTTTTTTAAATAAAATACCTGAATGTTTTGTATATCTACATATATTTTTTGTTATTATGGCTGTATTAGGAATTACTGCTTGAACAAATGCCCCTATAACAGCAAAAAAAAGATTACCATCAGGGTTTGGAAATGGTGGTATTCCTGTTGTGGTTGCTTGAAACATTTGACCTATTACATACGGAGGATTATTTTGATTAGGGTCAGGTGTTGCTCCAACTAAATACCAAAAAGTATTTGGTTCAATTGGATTATATTGTTGAGGAACCATTTGTTGTGTTCCTATTGCTGTAATTGTATAAAATTGTCCTACTACTAATGCAGGTGGAGTTGTTGGATTTCCATATTGATCAAATGGCGGCTGCCAAGAAGCAGGAATTTCTGTTTGACTTCCTGTTTTTGAATCTATATTATTTATACCAGCACATAACATCACAGATTCGATTGGTGGTCCTCCTGATGAAGTTGATGGAAATCCGGGAACTGGTTCTACTACGTCCGCTTGACTTTGTATTGGTGTATGTAGATATTGAAATTCAAATTTAGATCCTACATCATTATATACGAGAGATGGTTGTGTTACGCCTACTACTTGATTTCCGTATAATGTTTTATTATTACCTATTCCTGGATATAATCCTCCTGCAACCATTGTAAAGGGATTTCCAAATGACACATCTTTTGTGGTTGTTCCTGTATCCGTATATCCTAATGGAACTATTACATTTGATAAAAATTCACTAAATACTCCTTGTTTACCAGCATAAGATGTAGTGCAATTACCAATAGTAGGATAAGTAGGGTCAGTGCTTAAATAATTTTTTCCAACTTCTCCACATATAAAAGCATTTCCTGTTTGACTTGTCATTTCATTTATACCACTTAATGGATTTGGTATTTGTGACATTTTTCTTGTTAATAGTAAAGCTAAATCATCATACTGATAAGTTCCTGCTGGTAATGTATACCGCCATGTTTTAGTTATTGGTTTTCCTCCGTCTAAATAATTTTCTCTTAATAATAATGGAATTTCAAATGGTAATGTTTGATTCGTTCCACTTAAATTACTAGGTGCTCCTGAATAATAAATTCCAGCATTCATTACTTTTATATTATCTAAACCTCCGTCTATCATGAAATTTTGAAAATCACCAGCAAATATTTGATATGTGAAAGCATTATCTGTTGAATCACTCCACATATCAGGAGGAAGCATTTGATAAAAATAATATTCTAACTCTAATACAGTGTCATTTTCAATAATTACGGCGTTACTATTTGTTTGACGTGTATCTAAATAACAGTTTCTTACATTTACTGTATCTCCTGTGTTTAAAATTACTGGCTGAGAGAGATATACTTCCCACTCTGCGTTATTTACTTTATTTACACCTGAATTTTGTGGTGCACCTGTTGCTGTATATGTTTGATAGGCTGGAAGTTGTATAACAATCTCTTTTTCCATATTATATATATATGATGATATTTATATAATATATTAAGTTTATTAAAAAAGAAATTCTAAGAAGACCATGCGTTAGTAGGGAACTGTGGAACACCAGCATAACTTACATTACCTGTTCGTTCATCATAACTTCTCAATATTTCTGCTAAAATATAAACGGTATCAGTTGTATTATCAGGAACAACTTCAGCCATATTGTAAGACATCGTAATATCCTGACCAATATATTTATCAATACGAAGACAACCATAACTAAAATTTGCGTCATAATGAATACCAAGATTAGGATTATAAAGACCTCGAGGAGCTGTTCCATAAGAACTAGCTGAAGGAGCTAAAGGAACATAAGCACCATAATTACAAGTGGTTAATTCAGAAGTGAAATCGTGAAGGAATGCTATTTTTTTTCCCATTTGGTCAACGCCTTTGAGTGGTATAAGTTTTTGCGAATTAATAGTAATTTCTACTTTCTCTCCTATTTTACCTAAAGGAAGCTCCAAAAAGTTATCTCTCTTATTACCAATATTAAAGTAATAAAGGTTATGAAGATATTGATTATAATAACTGTTAAGACGACGTTCAAAGTTATTAGTACCAGCTGACATAACAATTTTATCAGGCACAACTGTCAAATAAACAGAAGCTGGAGGGTCAGAAGGAATAGGAGTTAATACTTCATCTAAACAAAGAACAGGAGGACGAGTAAAAGAATATTCATATCCTAATACATCAGAACCAGCCCACTCGATAGTGAGTGTGTAGCCGTTTTCCAAAATATTGCGGCTCATCAAAAATTGAAGCATAAACGAAATATCTAAATAAAGAGAATTTCCCATTAAACTAGCATCGTCACGTTGACTTTGCTCAGTGAGAGAAACTTGTGAAAAACTATTACAAAAAATAGAAGAACACATGTTTTGAGACATTTGTCTTGCTAAACTAAACTGAGCCGAGTTAGGCATATGAAGAAGTTTAATTCCCATATAAGCAGATGGATTTATCAACCGGTCAATTTCTTGACCTTGTAAATTATTAATTGAAACACGACTAACTAAAGAATAAACACCAGCATGATTAAAATAAACACCATCACCATTTAAATTGCTTAAACCAAAATTAATAACACGAACTTTTTTAGCCATAAAACGAAGACCAGCATCAATTTTGAAAACTGTTCGATTTTGAGTTGTAGAGGTAGGGTCCATGAGAATTGTTCTATATTCAGCCATTCTATATATTAGCTTTTTAAAAAAATACTTTTGAAAAAAGTATAGCAAAAATTAAAATTAAATATATTATCTAATTAATTTTAATTTTTATTTTTAAAGATTGTGTTTAAACTTCCAAGAACCCTTGCGTGTACAAAAATACGTCAAGACCATTACCTGTTTCAGCAACATTATTAACTCCAGTCAAAGTTGTATCAATTTGAATATTAATAGCCAACTTAGAATTTTGTTCAGCTCTAAAAGCACAACCAACACCAAAACAAACGGTTTCAGATAGAAGTTTATTCATCAATGAATTCTTTTCTAAAGCTTCGAGAGAATGAGCGTAATTTAATGCTATATCTTGATAAGGAGGAGAATCAGACGAACCGATGGCGTACAAAAGTGGAGCATCTAAGCCGTTAATTGTAAATTCTACACGATTAATACCACGAATATACTCACACATATTATCATCTTTATAAATCTTATTTCTATTTGCTTGTCTGATAAAAGAACAACTAACACTATCAAAAACCGTTGGGCTAGTTACGTAGACGTTGCTGTTAAAAGATACGATGGTTTGTGTGGTCAAATAAGCAGTCCTAAATACAATTCGTGGAATAGGAACTTCTAGAACTTCATACCAAGCTAATTGAAGATTAGAAATACTAAATGAGAGAGAAGTAATCCTATTAAGATCAGTAATCAATGGTGATGGTTCAGGTTTGCTACAATAAAAAGCTTCTACAGCTGAACCAAGAGTCATCAGAATTTTCATCTGATTAAATTTAGATTGACCTAAATCTGAACTACTACGATTGAGAGCAATGACTGGCTTCATTGAAAAAGGAATTCCTTCTGTTCCAGTATAAGCACCAAGCAAAACGTTATTCTGAAGACCTTTCAATTCAGGAGTATGATAAGACGAAGAAGTCAATTCTTCTAAAGAAGCTTCTGCTTGTGTTTTTTGACCTATATACCTTCCGTAGAAACTAATGTTCTCAAGAATTCTTTCATTGGCGATAGAAGAAATATTTTTAATAATTCCATGAACACCTACAAAAGGGTTCATAAAAACCATGTCTTCTACTGTTACAGGAACTGGATTAGGATTTCCTGTTGTGGTTTTACTAACTTTTAAATTACCATTGAAACGAAAAGAATTAGCCTGAACAGCTCTACCTTTAGACGGTTTACAGGTGAAATCGACCTGGTCATATTGTCCATACTCTGATTTTATATTCGAAGGTTGTGCGCTATTATAAAACATTACCATCTTTATATATATTAAAAGTATAAAAAAATATATTAATTTCTTTTTTTTCCAAATGACATTTTATTAAAATCATTAAATTTCAATTGTGCTAATGGTAGCGGAGCTACATATTGTTTGATAGGAACTGATTGAGGTGTTTCTACTGGTTCATTATATACTTCACGTGGTCGTTGTAATTGTGGTTGTGGTGTTGGTATATCAATACTTCTCTCTTTAATATCAATTTTAATTGTTGATTGTTCAGCCTTTTCCTTTTCTTGTTTACGTTGTTCAGCTTTGCTAATCTTCATCTGTTTAATATCTGAAAAATGATTTTCTAAACGTCCTAATGTTTCCGTCATTTTCTCAAAAGTACTTCCATACTTTTTTTCAAAAATATCTTCTTTTTCATGACCTGCTAAATGTAATGCGGCTTGAATTTTTGTTGGAGCATTTTCTGTCGAATTATCAATATTTTTTTTGGCTTCTGATTTTTTTGCTCTATTTTCTGCTAATGTAACTCGCATCTTTGCTAGACGTTCCGTTAGTTCTTTTTGCTGTTCTTCATTCCGCTCCGCCTTCTTCCTAGGGCGTGTTGGTGCGGCGGCTTTAGCTAAAGCCTTGATTAAATCTTCCTTAGTTAATTTTTCCATTCTTATTATAAGAAAATATAATAAAAATCAAGTAATTTATAATAAAACCGCAACTTATTATTCGATTTCTAACCTTGAATAGTTTTCAACATCTGTTTAAACAAAAAGATTGGTCCTGAAATAATATTCTTATCATGTGTGCTGTCACCATAAAGGGCAATCTGAAGAGTAAAGCCTCCTTCACGCTGATAAGTATTTTGGTCATCTATCGCCTCATAAATACGAATGGGAAAGCAAACAACTGGGTCGCAATTGGTACGAGGAACAGTCATAATACCACTAAAGTTTTTAGGTTTAGTAGTAGTGTTGCTAAATGTATCCATTAATTTCTCTAGATGGAGAGAAGAAGGATACTTACTGGTATTAGTCTGAATTTCTATGTCTCGGTTAGTATTCTGAATATTATTATATGCCCACCGATATTGCTGGACGTTTCTTGAATAACCTACTAAACATTCAGGGTGTTCGTACCAGTAATGATTACCTGAAGGGTCAGTTCCTTTACCAGTTCCTAAACGTTCGCTATTATTATACTGATTACAAATAAGCCAACAATTAAACACTGACGGCTCATTAACTGTAAACTGACGATTGTAAATATCGATAATATTCGTCTCAATCGTAGCCACTTCTACACGCAATGTTTCATATGTCAAAGTCTGAGGGATAGATGGGTCTAATGTCTGTTCAACCAAGACAACCTCGCATTTATCGAGTTGAAAAGAATAATTATCAGTTTTTAATAGACCAAGAGAATTTTTATTACGTGATTGTGAAATTAGAACTAACCATGATAAAGTATAGGCGGAAGGCTCTCCGCCTGGATATGTATATGTTCCACTTGGAGGAAGAATTTGAGCATGATAACCTACAGTATCTTTTCGCAATGTAGCATTTTGAATACTATTATTATTCGCAAATCCTAAATCTTTAAATGTAACAATTCTATTTCCGCTAGTATCTTCAGCAGTAACAGATAATATTTGTGTGTCTGTTCCTTGAACGGCAAGAGGTTTTCCTTGATTAGTATAAATATGACGCTGTGTTGGAATGTCAGGGTCAGTAAATTCATCAATCCAAGGCTGTTGTGGAAAATTACCACTTAAAATTGGTTGCATTGTCAATCTAAATGGACCACTTCCAGTATAGTTTCCGTCACCATCAACTACCACTACACCTGTATCAACTAATTCTTGAAATTCAACTTGTGCGACACTTAAAGTATTATATTGATAAAAATCTTCAATTGGAGTTATACCTGTTGCTGGAGTAGATGAAAGCCCACCGATTACCATTGCTCCAAAAGTATTACCTCGAATGTAAGTAGGAGGGGTTCCGTCAGTTTGCTGTGGTCCTTCATATACATCAATTGATTCTAAATAAACATCAGTAGTTGTACTTGAATTAATACCCATTGGTGCTTGATAAGTTTTTGTTAATTGTATTCTTGATTGTCCTAATTCTTCAGATGGAAATACTTGTGAAATTCTATCATACATTTCAATCATTTTGCTTCTCAACTTTTCACCTGGATATGATAAACGAAAATTTAATTTGACAATATTTCCAACAACGAATTTAGCATCTGTAAATTGTTGTGCTGTCCATAATCCTTGTAAATAAATAGATCCTTGTGGAGAAAAAATTTGTCCTAAATCCCATAAGCAATTTTTTCCTTCTACTTGTTGTAATGTAGTTCCTAATTCATAATGATAACCATTAGGAGCAATCAATAAAGCATTACCTGAAACATCGTAATTCTGTTTAGCAAATTGATACGAAGGCATCAAAGTATCACCTTGACCATTAGGAAGAAAAGTAAAAGGATTTAATTCAGGCTGTGCTGGAATACCATTTCCGCAAATGTCTAAAAGAGGAGGCATCACAACTGGAACACCAATCGCTCGTGTCTGAAACAAATTCTTAACATCTTCTAATTCAATCTGCATTATAAGACCACCAGTAAGAGACATATCAAAATGAGTATTTTTACAAATACCGAAAATATCAGAAAGAGGAATATGAATTTCAACTGGAAGCTGTTTTCCATCAGGAGTGATAGAAGACCGCATCAATGCCGAAATTTGTGCTGCTAAAGAACCATTACTATTAAATGAAACAGCTGTTCCACTAGATAAAGTATTAGAAGAAATAGTTTCGAAATCTTGTGTCAGTTGAGCCATCGTACAAGCCCACACATTTTGGTAGAGAATTTCTTCGAGGGGAGAACCAGTGTTGTTACGAGAATAAAGACGAGCAACTTTCAAAAGTGCTGCCGCAGGATAAGAAAAACCATTCTGACCGAATTCAATCATAAGATTTTTACTTAATAAATCATTATAATCAACATCAGTCAATTTTTCACCATTTACTTGTCGTGTGATATACATTCTGAAGCAAAAATATGACTTCGTGAAGTCTACAGCCATATTAGTAGCTGGCGTCAACTCCCATGTGACACGATTGTAAGATGGGCTGAATACTTGCTGAACGTTTGACAAAATCTTACGAGTTGTAACTTGGTCCATTCGTTATATATAATATAATTATAAAAAAATGGTTTATAATTATTAATTTAATATTATTTCTAAAACAACTTTTTAAAAAAAGTTAAACAAAAACCGACTACAAGCGGAATTGTTAATAAATTCCTGCCGAATGACTAACTTGTGCTCCTTCTACAATCGATGGAGCAGGAGGAGCTACTGGTGCTTTATGTCCTATATCTTTAATGGCTTCAACTACTGATCCAATTCCCAAACCAATATCTGCGATTTCACCGACAACAGGTATACTTCCTAATACAGCTTCTCCAAGAAAACTACCCAATCCTTTTTCAGCGATGCCTTTTGCTACATCTTCCGCTCCGCTTTCCGCAATATGTGATTTCAATAAATCCATAGTATCACTAACCGTGCTTCTAGCCTTATCAGCATATTCTTTTAAAGTATTAGTAGCACCTTCGACAAAATTTGCTCCCCTTTCACCAGTTGCTTTAATACCTTCTCCAATAGTCGATACAGCTCCTTTTAATGCTTCAGGGGCATTTTTCAATTGAGATGTTTGTAATACATTCATAGCGTTTATATGTCCTGAGGCTATCTGTCTAGCGCTTTCAACACCTGCCGCTACATTTACACCTTCCAAACCTGCTCCTAAAGTTCCACCTAATATTTTACCTGGAGAACTCTCTTTTAAAGTAGTTAAATAATTTTTGGCTTTTGAATAATATGATGATAATCCTGTTTCTGAATCACTAAGACCTTTTTTTGCTAAACTTTCAAATGATGACTCAGGTTTAGGAGCAATTCTTTCAAATGCTTTATTTCTTGCACTTGCTATTTTTGGTTCAACTAAATCTACTTCACCTTTCGCAGCACTTACCATTTTAGGTTCTGCTTCACTCAATGATGCTAATCGATTAGATGTACTAATATTTCCTTGTTCTCCTAATATTTTACCTTTAATTGATGTGAGTTGTGCTTCTAATTGACTTTTTAATTCTTCAGGAACATCTCCTGTCAATAATTTACTTGTTATTTCTTCTTGTTGTGATTTTAATGCTTTTATCCGATCAGTCACAGATGTTTTTAAAGAACTAACCTTTTCCATGAATGGTTCTAATACCGTTCGTTTCAATGTTGTTTCACCGGCTGTTCGTAACCCTTCTAATGGTGTCATTTCAGGCAATCGAGAAGCAACTGCCTTTTTACCACTTTTAGCTAATTCTTCAAATGTATATGGAATTTTTTTATTTAATCCTTCAAATGATTTAGGTATTTCTGATGTTACTGATTCGATTACTGGAGCTACTTTAGATTTTATTGATTCTAATCTTCCAGTCAATTCTTCTGTCGAAGGCAATGCTGATGTAAATTGTTTAGCGCCTTCTGTTACTGCTCCGTGTATTTGATTAACAATATCACTTGATCGGAATGCTTCTCCTAAATCAGAACTTGATAATGATTCTAATGGTCTTTCAGCCATGCTTTTTACATTGGCTACATGCTCTTCTGCTTTGGCTAATAATCCTTTTCCTGCTTCGTAATGTTCTAACGCCGCTTGTTTCAATTGTCCATGTGCTTCCTTAAATTTACCAAGATTTTCAATAATACTTTTTCCTACGGCAGAATTACCTATTTTCTCTCCAAATAATTCAACTACCTTGGCTTGTAAGTCTTCAGGATTCAAACCTTCACCAGCATTAGCTTCACGCAATGCCTTTAACTTTTCCGGAGCGGTTGTAACTAAATTATGTAACTCTTTCGCTTTTTCCTTAATAGTATTATAAGTATCTTTTAAACCAGCGTACGCTTCTTTTGCCCTACCATATACAGCAGGAGCTTCTATCAATCCACGCAACGCTACAGGAGCACCAAGAAATAAATCACTCATACCAGCCGATTTTAACGCTTGCGTAGCTATATTATCTTCATTCTGAAGGGATTGTTCTGATTCCATACTCTGAGTTTCTAGATCATCTTGGCTAGACGCACTATTTAAAGCAGATTGTAAATATCCTTGTTGGTTAGCTAATGTAGTAAAGAATGACATAGTTATAATTTATAGAGAGATTTAATATTTTTTAAAGATTCTTCTATTGTTGGTTTATTCCATAATAAATGTCTTGCCCAAAATCCAGCTGTTGCTAAACCAGTTTTTGTCCAGTCTTCTCTCGCTTCATGTCTCTTTAAATAGTTTTCTTTATGTTTATTAGCTTCCGCTTTATCTTTAACATAATATAAAGTATAGTCCTCCATTCCTGCTTTTCCAAACTTAATCGTCTTATTTCTTTTCGTTTCTTCATTATAAAGGGTTACTTCGTATTTATGTGTTTTATCTTTGCTTTTGACTAATGAAATTAACTTGTACATTTATAATGAAGAGAGAAAATTAACTAGCATCGTAAAGCAATGTATCAAAATTTTTATACATACACAATTTCTCCATATTTAAATAAAGGAATTGATATTTCTGCTCAGTTACAGTTTGTAATATCTGTTCAAATTCTTTAGGGGGCATAAAGGCTTCACCTAATTCTTCTGTTATTCTCTCTCTTTCTTTTCCGTTATTTTGTTTAAAAGTAATAAAATGACCGATACAAGTTCGCAAGAGCAAAGGTGCTTTGGAATATTTTTGAATACTTAAAATTATTGTCAAACCAAAATGCCTAAAACGGGTGCATATTTTAGCCAAGTCTTCATTTAAAAATCCAATCATATCATCTAGTACAAAACATATTCTTTTCATAGGTTCTTTTTCTTTCAATAATTTTGTTTGTTCAGTTATTACCGTAGAGAGAATAGTTTTCATATTGCCTAAATCTTTGGGGTCACTAATTACATGAACATTATCCATTTTTGATAAAACTCCTTTGACTTGAGAGTCATGCTCTGCCGATGGGCTTAGCCAATATATTTCATCAAAATATGGATTTCCTTCTTTGTCATGTATATTATAATAATTACTAGAAGCAATCATATTTAAAAGTGTCACGGTTTTTCCTGACCTTGGACAGCTTGACAACATCATTAAAAAAGGGTGCTTAGGAATATTGGGGTGAAGCTCATTATCTAGAACGAATGGTTTACTAGAAAAATCTTTTACTTTTAACACAGTCAAATCTTTATTGCTCATATATATATATGATTGATTATATTTCTATTAGTGCGTTAATTATTTCAGGAATAAGTGGAGTAGCTTCCTTACACCTATACCGAGTAAAAATATGTGGGAACTGTATAGAAAGTGACTGCTGGAAAGAGGTGAGCAGGCGTAGCACCAGTAAATTAACACCGATCGAAGAAGAACCATTGATTAAATAAGTATAATGAGTACAAATAAATACAATTAAATTAAAGTAATGTGCGTCTGTGGAGAATAAACAAATCTTGATTTCTCAAACATACGTAATATTGAGAAAAGGTGGCAAATTTAGGAGATTAGCTATCTTCTATAAAGGAAAAACAAAAAATCCTAATTCTGCCACCTTTTAGGAAATTTATAAGATATTCTTAAGAAAAGAATTTAAATATTACGTATGTATATAAAAGTATGGAAGCTTTAGAGGACACAGATGCACAAAAAATTAATTATTATTACATATTAAATAAAGAAAAACTTAACCGAGATAGGCTAGCAAATTATCATAAAAATAAACATGGAATTCCGCCTGAATTTTTGGAATCATATGTTGAAAATCGACAAATATATAACGCCATTAAAAAAAATAAGGATAGTATGGATTTGGACCTAATTTTATATTTATTAGATTTAGGAAATAATTAAGAAATATACTTAAAGTTTTTTTCTTTATGTATATTAAATGGAAGTTGAAGAAGTTAAGGCATGGAAAATCACATTCTTTAAAAACAAAAGTGAAAACGGCGGAGCGATGCTCAAAGCAATATCCGAGTCAAAACCAAAAGATATTATTTTACATAGTGAAACACAAAAAATAGGACGTATGTGGGGATACACACAGCCATTAAAATTAATAGAATTAATAAAAAAAAACTACGGCATATATGAAGTCATTACTAAGTTTCCTCATAAAGTTTATTTTGATATTGATGGAAAAGAAAATTGTCCGGATTTAATAAAAATAAAAGAAATAATAAATGAGTTTTTTCCTGATTCTAAAATGGCTATTAGTGGTTCTATTACAGAACAAAAAAAATCATATCATATAACGTTGTCAAATTATATTATTCATAATGAAGAAGAAAGAATAATTATAAAAACAATTGTTAAACATATTTGTAATAAAATAAGTGATTGTTTTGATTGGAAAGTGTACACAAAAAATCGTAATATGAAATGTATTAATCAATCAAAAAGAGATGGTAGAGTTCAAGAGTTAATAGAAAATGAAGATTTGAGACATCATTTAATAACCTGTTTTATTGATAATTATTCATTGCCGTTGCCGATATTAAATGAAGAAATCGAAGAATCAGTAATGATAGAAAAATCAAAAGGATTATTTGACATAGCAACTTTACCAAAATTATTATTAATTGAACCTGAAAATTTTGATATTAATAATCCTCAGCAAATAATATCTTTACTTCCATTAAATAATACATTTGACCATAGTTATACACATATGATAGCTAGATATTGTTATTATAATGAATTATTATTTGAAACATTTTTATCATGGTTATCAAAAAAACATAATCCATTAACTCAAGATAAAATTTTAAAATGGAAAAAAAATTGGAGTAATTTAAATAAATTTCCGAAAGTTCATCAAAAACGGATTGAAGCTATTTTATCCTATTATTATCCGAATATACTTCGTGATAAAAGTTACAAGTCGTTTTTGAATACATTCAATCTACCAAATAATTTAATAATAAAAGTTGAAAGACTAGAACCAATACATTTTGAACATTCAAGTAAATATTTATTATTTAATACTGGAATGGGTAGTGGAAAAACAACACAAACAATCAATTATTTATGTAAAAATAATAAATTTATTTGGTTATGTCCAAATATAGCTTTATCGAAAAACACTTTACATAGATTAGAAAAAGAGAAAGTTAAAGTATCACATTATAGCGAATTTAAAGCAGAAGAAAAAAAAAAGGGAAAGTTAAATGAAATAGAAAATTTAATTATTGTATTGAATTCTTTACATTATGTAGATGAAAAGAAGTTTGATATTGTAGTGATAGATGAGATAGAAACTTTATTAGATAAATTTTTAGGAAATTTTATGAAAAATGATAAAATTAAAAACTGGAATAATTTTATTTCATTAATTAAAAATGCTAAAAAAGTAATTTTATTAGATGCTTTTATTACTACTAAAACATTAAATTTAATAAAGGATATCGAATTAATACCGCTTGAAGATGCTGTGGTGATTTATGAACGTATAGAAGAACCTATAACTAGAACAATAAATTATATAAAAGAAGAAAAAACAGCAGAAAATAAAATGATAGAAAAATTAAAAGATGGAAAGAAATTATTTATTTTTTATCCATATAAAAAGCCTAATAATAATTTTATGAGCATGGAACAATTATCGAATTTATTAAATAAATCTACCGGAAAGGAAGGTATATTTTATAATGCTGATATTGATGATGTTGTAAAAGGTGAATTAAAAAATGTAAATAAAAGTTGGAAAAAATATGATTTTGTAATAACTAATAATATTATTACTTGCGGAGTAAATTATGAACATGAAGATTTTGATGAAATCTTTTTATTTATTGCTTGTTTTAGTTGTCCTAGAGATATAATTCAAGTATCATATCGAGTACGAGAATTAACATCTAAAATAATTAATGTTTGTTATTTAGGAAAAATGGTTCAACCTAATACTTTTGATAAAGAAGAAGATATACACATAAACGATCAAAAATATATTAATTTAAAAAAAAATATATTGATAGAAAAATATTCACCATTAAAAAAAACATTTCAGTTATTTTGTATAAAAGCAAATTATGAACAAAAAATAGATAAAACATTGTTATCGAAAGAATTAGAAAAATATATAGATGATTTAAAAAATACGGCTGAAGTAGGATTTAGTTATGAAAATTTGATGAGTATAGATTGGAAGTACGCAGAATTAATACAACAAAAAATGTTTTCACAAATGGCTACAATGGAAGAAAAAGTATTATTACAAAAGTATTTTTTTCAGAATGAATTTAAAAATATAGATGATGATAAAAATTTAATTATTCAAGACGCATGGAATAATTCATTTGTTTTTTTTTTTTCAAAAATAAAAAAGGTATTGATGAATAATGATAATTTATTTAATAATATTAAAGAGTTTAATAAATTTGATAGTTTATTTCCTACTGATGTTAAAAAAATAAAATTAAATCCTGAAATAATTGATAAAATTTTCACATTATATTTTGATTTTAAATTTATAACTAAAAGTTCTAATGTTAATAAAATAATTAAAGAAATATACAATACTTATTTTGGAAAGAATATAATTAAATGTATATATGAAAAATCTAATAATATAAATTATTTAATTAATGAAGAAGGTAGTTATTCATATAATGAATATTATGAATTTGCTCTAGAACATTTAAGGTATGAAAAACCAGTCGAAAATCCAATTCTACAAGAAGAAATTAATGAAATAGATAGTTTACCTGAATTTTAATTTATATATATAATTTAATATATATAAATGGAAAACACTGGAAACCCTTACACAAAAACCATGGTTAAACAACCTAAACTGATAAAAATAAAGAAAGAACCAAAAATAAAAAGTTTGCCTTTAATTAACGTTTCTTCTTGTTTATCTCAATCGCCTGAATAAGAGCATGAGGTTTACGTGTTGCGTACGCATAAATATGATGAGGATTATCTTTAGAAGTAACTTTATAAGTATTAGTACTAGCATTTTTTTTAATATTATAAGGCATTTTATATTATTAAGCTTTATTATATTTTTTTTTCTTTTTTAATTCCGCTTCAGATCTAGTTGCCCCTGTAGTTTTATCATGAGAAGTAATATATTTATTTCCTTTTTTCTCTCTATCATTATCTTTATAAGCTTCAGTTGTTTTAGGCAAAGGTTTTCTTTTTTGTTTAGCTAGTAGTTCTTTCATATGAGGAGTATCAATTTTATTAGGGACAACTTGGCGTTTAGAAACCGCTTCAGTCTTAATTGGTTTTTTGGCTTTAGTTAAAGCTTTTTCAAATGTCGACGGCATTTAATTTAAAGAGAGAAAATAAATCGTCCGGAAGCGGAATTGCTATAAAAACCGACCGCAAGCGGAATTGCTTTTTAGAGAGAAGGAGGTTCATCAATATACAAATTGAAACTAACTTTATCAGCCACAAGAGGAAGATTCGTAGAAGCATACACAACTCTAAATTGTATAGAATTCATATTCACTGTTTGTTTATTAGATAATTGAACAAACGCAAGTTCCCTATTTTCATAAGTATAAAATATTTTATTGGTATCACCTGATAAAATAGGAAAAAAATAGCAAATATTATTAATACGACCACCTTGACCACCGGTAGAAGCTACATATGATTCTAATTGAAGAGATGGTATCTGAAGAGCCAAATCATAAAAATCTTCAAAAGAAGGAGACGTGTCAGCAACAACCGAATTAGTAATAGCCCCTCCAACTCCTATATCAAATCTAGTAGATTGAAATCCTAAACCAAATTGTAAAACTGAAGCTTCAGAAAAATTATATTCAACAGTTCTTAAAGGAGGTGTTCCAGTTAATGAAAATAGTTTTAAATATTTAGGAGATGTAAATGAACTATAATCCCAATGAATACCAAACGTATTTTGATTGATATTAGGTTGATATATTATACCTAAACCAACAAATTCAATCTCTTCTCCTACAGTTCCGTTCCATGACCCCCCAAGAGCAAAATCATAAGTTGTATTAAAATTAAAGCCCTCAAAAGCATTAGGTGGAGTCAAAAATACTACAATATCATTTTCATTAAGAATTTGATAATAGAGGTTTCCACCTGAAACGTAAAATTGATGTTGATAATTAGCGTGACTAACTATAAAATCACCTACTTCAGAAGGAGTTTCTTTTCCATCATTATATATAAAAAATGATGTGTCAGTTTTACTAATACCATAAAGTAATACTCCTGTAGTATCATGTAACCCATAATTAAAAGTACAACCTGAAGTATTATTTGAATAATGAATTTGAAAACGACAATCTAAAGCTCCTTTAACAATTGGAGGTATGGAAATTGCTGAAAAACTTCCTGCTCCATCAATTTTTAAAAGAGAATTAGGGCTACCTCCATCTGTTAAAGTCATATTAGTTAACGATAAATTAGCTTCAGTATAATCGAGAACAGCAGAACCATACCCTAAAGTAACAAAACCTAAAGTTTTACCTACTGTTGTATCTAACCAATTAAGGAAAAATAAACCATTATCAGGAGTAGGATTGGCTGTAAAAGTCATATCAGAATTTAAAATTGAATTAAACGATTGATTTAATTGATTAAGTAAAATAGGAATAGTAGCATAAGTTCCAGCAGGAATTAAAGCCCCTGATGGTGTATTTGCGTTAGGTGTATTTACATTTGTATTAATATACACTGTTTGAAATCCTAAATTAAAAGAATCAGTCACTCCATTCGAGACCTCCATACTGAATTTATCCATAGCGATAGTGCTATTAGGTACTACAATTAAAGGTTCATTAAAATTGACTTGTATTAAACCATTAAGAGAATTATAATTGTCAGAAACGATTTTTATTTGTTTCATTTTATTTATATACTATATATATAAAATAAATGGTTCAATTGTCTAAATTCAATAATACTTATACAAACCTACCAGCTTCTGCTAATTTTACTGGACAGTTAGAAAATACTGAAGATTTAGTGAGTATTTCTGTGAATGTTCATTGCGACCAGCCATGTCGAGTAATTATTAAACAATATAGAGCAAGTGATTTAACAACACAAGTTCAAGATAACGCCGAAGATGTTCCAGCGGATACACGACAGATAGTTCAGACCCCTATTAAAGCCGCATTTTATAAAATAGAAGTTGTGAATTTATCTTTAGTTAATATGACTTTTACAAGAGTTACTACATATCTCCAAAGTACTCATTATGTTCATCTAGATATACGTAAATTGTCACAAGAAACCGATAATGTCGTGATGTATGGTGTAGATGATATTGGTGCTAAGCTTCCTATACACGTAGACGGTTCCGGAAACATAGTAACAACAGGAGGAGGCGGAGCAACATCAGATGTGAATATAGTAAGTCAATCGGCGGATTTAGCAACTGAAACAACATTAGGAACATTATTAGGTAGAGTTACTGCTTGTGATACAACTAATGTTACGATTACAGGTGCTTTACCAACAGGCAGTAATATTATTGGAGGTGCGGCAGCACTTGTTACAGCATCTGATAATGTGACTCTTACTACAATGAAAGTAGATGTAGATGGAAATCTTAATGTTAATGCTAAAATAACAGATTCTTTACCATATGGAACTAATTTGATTGGTTCAGTTCTTGCTCTTGCTACAAACGATTTAAATCAAGGAGTTCAATTACTTTGTGATTTAAGCAATAACCTTTTAGTAAGCGATACAGCATCACAAGGTTATTTACAACAAATAAATGTTCTTACAACTTTTATACAAGAAAGCACAGGACAAATTGAAACTACTAATGCTGAAATAAGCACAAATACTTTTAATATAAATGCTAAAATCACTAATTGCGATACTGAAGATGTTAGAATTACATCAGGTTCTATTGATGTTTATGGAAGACAAAGTAATTTTAATTTCTTTCCTACGCCTGAAAATAATATCATAAATATTTATGCAGATGAAACGAAAGGCACTAACGTCGTAGGAGGTTGGTCTTTTACTAATACAGGCTCACCATCTAAAATCAATTGGTATATTTATGCTGCTCCAAATCCGTTAGGAAATCCTACAAGTTCAGGACAAACAGTAGCATCAGCATCAAGTGTATATGCGGTTGTTAATCAAGCAAGTGTAACAACAGCACAATATCCGTTCGTAATTATTTATACACGAGCAGATTCAGGTCCTAATGCAGGACCATTTAAATCACGTTTAGTATTTCAAAACTCAACAACGGCAACAACAGGAATGAAATTACTATATACAGGTTCTGATCCAGTTGATATCCACCCTGAAATAACAGGTGCGAATCGTATTAATCTACCATTTGTTTTAGGAGCATCAACGAAATCATTAGCTGCGGCAGCAGGAGAAGAAATATTGAGTGCTTCATTACAAACTGATAGTGGTTCAGCAGCAGGTAGATATAATTTCACAATGCAACAATTTGGAATACAATGGCTTGATACACCTTTTATATTACCGATCCAAGCAGGGAAAGTTATGGTGGATACAGGTGTAATAGTATCAACAGAAAGCAGTCCTACAGGAGCAGTAACAAATAGTTTAAGTAATACAGGTGTTGTAGTATCAGGAGTTCATTCTACTTTACAATCTCTCACATTATCGAATATTTTAGGAACAGTTTTTAGTTACGTAAAAGTATATAATAAAGCAACAGCACCATCATCAACTGATACACCTGTAATGACTATACCATTAAATCACGATACAGTTCAACAAGTAGAATGTCATTCATTAGATTTTCCTTTAGGAATAGGATTAAGAGCAACATTATTATTTGATCCAACTAATACTACAGCAGTATCAGGGACTTGTTATGCGACAGCCTTTTATACAAATATAATTAATTAATTTAACTTAATTTTTAATATTTAGCTATATTAAGATAATGAAAATATTATGGGTTATACATGGCTATGTTCCTATTTTAAACGCTGGAGCAGAATTTTACGCACATAATTTAAATAAATACCTCATAACAAGAGGACATTCAATTGTTGTATTGTTACCGAAAAATTATTCCAATTATGAAAATACAAATATGGTTTACGAAGATATTACAATAAGTATTGTAGAATCAACAGAAGAGAGAAATAAGTTGATTGAATGGTCTGATATTATAATGACGCATTTAGATTTTACTAAATCAGTAGTAACATATATAAAAAATCGTCGTCCGATAGTATGGGTTTCACATAATACATATTTTGACAGCTATAAATATTTAAATAATAATGCTAATATATCAATCATTTATAACTCAAATGCGATGAATAACATTTCAAAAAAATATTTTAATAATGATTCAATCGTATTAAGACCTTCAATAAATTTAAAAATACAGGAACATATAAATCACAGTCAAAATAGCTATATAACTTTAATAAATTGTAATCTTAATAAAGGAGGTCATATATTAGAAAAGATAGCTAATGAAATGCCTGATAAAAAATTCCTTGCTATAACAGGAGGATATGCTGAACAACATTTAACATTTCCAAAAAATGTAAAAATATTACCACATACTAAAAACATACAAGAAATATATGAACAAACTCGTATAATATTAATGCCTTCATCATACGAATCTTGGGGAATGGTAGCAAGCGAAGCAATGTTAAATGGTATTCCAGTTATAGCAAATAAAACATTTGGTTTAGAAGAAAATTTAGATGAAGCAGGAACATATTGTAATTTAAGGAATATAGAACAATGGAAAAATAGTATAAGATTATTAGATAATGAAAAGATATATGAAGCAAAAGTCATTAAGAGTTTAAAAAGAGCAGAAGAGCAATATAAAATAAATATATTAGAACTTAGGGATTGTGAACAATTCTTATTAAATAAAATAAAAGTATAATATATATGAAAATTCTAAAGAATAACCGTTCCTTTAACATTGAAGATTCTTACTCTAAAAGTTGGTTTGGTGATAACAAAATAGATTGGTGGGAACAAGATACATTCCATATTTTAGAACATTATAAAGAGAGAAAACAAAGTTTATATATTGATATTGGAGCTTGGATTGGTCCTACTGTTCTTTACAGTGCTAATATATATAAAAAGATAATTGCTATTGAACCTGACCCTGTTGCTCTTGAGAGATTAAAAATTAATATGAGAGCTAATAGATTTACTAATATTTCTCTCGTTGAAAAAGGTTTATCTTCTGTAAATGGTACTTCTAAATTCGGTGGTAATGGTGATTTAGGTAATTCTGAATCTACTTTATTAATTGCTAATAAAGAAGATTATCTGTCTTATCCTGGTCGTCATACTACCGCACATAAACACGACCAAGTTGTTACTATTAATACTATTACTATTGAAACTATTATTGAAGAACATAATATTAATCCTGATGATATTAGTTTAATTAAAATGGATATTGAAGGAGGAGAGAAAATTGTTATACCAGCCTTAATTCCTTTTTTAAAAAAACATAAACCAGCCTTTTATCTTTCTCTCCATCGATGTTATTTAAGACCTTCTGAAGTTGAAGAATTAATTGATATAATGTTTAGTATTTACGATAAGTGTTATATGTTTGATAACTATGGTAATAAAAAAATGATTGATAAAAGTTATATTCAATTAAAAAATTTATGTTGTTTCGTTTTTGAATAAATATATTAAAACTCAGGGCTTGTGAACAATTCTTATTAAATAAAATAAAAGTATATAATAATAATGAGTTGGAAAGAAATTGCTAAAACATCAAAAGGATTAGAATACATACACCCTTCAGGTTACGATGAACAATTATATAACATGTCCGGAAAAGAAAGTGGTGAAGAAGTACAGAAATATATAAAAACACCAACATCAATAATTGGAAATTATAATAAAGTATTGGAGTACGGTTGCGGAACTGGACGTATCATGAGGCATATAAAAGATTGTGTATTAGAAGGAGTAGATATAGCACCTGAATTCGTAGAAGCTTGTAATAATAATGGATTTAAAGCGAGAGAAGTAAAAGATTATAATTTTAATGAAGATTGTGATATAATATATTCTATAACTGTATTCATACATCTCTCGAAGAAAGATGCTTTTATTGCTTTAAAGAACATTCATAAAGGTCTTAAGCAAGGTGGTTTAGCTTTATTACAGATACCATTATATGAAACAAATAAAGAACCGAATAATTTTATTGATGTAGGTAGCTGGACAGTAGAATTATTAGGAGAGATGTGTGATAAAATAGGTTTTAGTATTGAAAGTATGTATACTAATACAGGTTCATTTAGTTATAATAATATAGGTGTAAATCATAATAAATTACAAATATTGAAAAAATTATAATTAAAAAGTTTTTGAAATACTTTTTTTAAAAGTATAATATATAAAATGCCTTTAGATGCTGAAGGAATGGCTAAGTTACGTGCGATGAAAGGCAAGGGAAAGAAGAAGAGCAGTTCAGGGGAGAAAATGAAGAAGGGCAAAAAAGATTCTGAGGGGAAAGAAAAGAAGATGATGGTTAAGGAGCATATGAAACTTGTAAAAGTACTTAAAGAAAAAAAACCAAAAGCACTTAAAGCCGAACTTAAAGAGCAATCGAAAGAGTTAAAAAAATTAAAAAAGTAGTAATATATATTAATAAAATAATATTATTATATATGGACACACTTAAAGGCGTTTCGAAAAAAATCCCCTTACCCAAACAAGAGCAAGTAACTACTACATTAAATTTAGATACAGCTAAATTAAAACAGATGAGAAATGATTTGACAAGCGAACAAAGAGAGAAAGTTAAGAAAGACCGCAAACCCTCAAATAAAGATTTTTTTGAAATTAAAAAGAAAAAGAAATAATAACTTAATTAAATAATAAAATTGATTTAGGAATATTTTTTATATTAAGTTATAATATAAAAAGAAAATGGCGGAATTTAAATTAATCGAAACGGCGAAACCAAACTTAAACCCTAAAACTTTAGCAAATTATAAAAACTTATATTTGCGATTAAAAGATATTGTTGGAGATAAAGATATATCTTCTTTAGACAATGATGATATTGTTAAGGCAGTTAATGAAGTGAAAGGCAAATTAAATATTCCAGCAACACCAGCGGTTAGGAATAATTTACTTTCTTTAGCTTTAGTAATAAAAGAAGCGTCAGGTTTAGATGTAGAATCATTAAAAAAAGCAATTAAAGAAAATCATGGAAACGTCAAGACATATACAGCAGAAAAGAATATTGAATTAAAAGAAACATTACCATCATTAAAAAAGTTAAATGATTATACTAATAATTTATTTAAAACTGAACAATGGCGACCATTCATAATGAATTATTTGATGATGGAGTTTGGTGTTAGAAACAAAGATTTAATGTTAGAATTTGGAGATGATAAAACAACAATCGATGATAATAAAAATTATTTAATTTTTAATAAAAATAATGTCAAATATATTCGTGGAAATTATAAAACCAAAACAAAATATGGTAACATGAAAGATATTATATTGAATAAGAAATTTGTTACTGCTGTCAAGAATTCGATGGATAAAGAAGGAGATGGAAAATATTTGCTTTCTTTAGGAGAAAATCGAGAAATAGCAGAAACATCATTAAATAAATTTGTTTCAAAACATACATTAGATAATATTGGACAATCCAAGATTTTCAAGATAGTTGTTGATGCTAAACCTAAGAAGAAGGAAGAACTATCAGCAACACGAGGAACGGCACTTGGTACTGTAGCGGAGCATTATGATATTAATTTTAAAGACGAAGCAGGGAAGGCTAAAATGCGAGGCAGTAAAAAACAACTTGAAACTGTTAAGGAAGAGCCAAAGTCTAAAGATGAATTTGATTTAGATATTATTCATTTAAAAAAACCGTCAAAGAAAAAGTTTAAAATTATAGAATCACCGGTAAAAAAAGTAGAACCACCAGTAAAATCCGCTCCAAAAGGAGTGTTTGTACATTTGACAGCATGATATTCATTGTTCAATGGTTTAAATTATATAATATAAATTTTATATTATTTAATTATTTAAATTTAAATAAAAATCCATTAATTCTTTATCTTTAATCCACATATCAACAGTTTTTTCAGATATTTTTTGAAAGTCTGATGTTTGATTCAATAGAGTACGTTTGTCAAAAGTATTTAATGAATGACTTAAACAAAGAATAGTTTTTAATGGATTTAGTTGAACCATAGGAATAGTATAATTTTTTAAGAATTGTTTTTCTTCAGCGAAAGTAGCTTTATCATCATAACTAGTAATAGTTAATAATTTTCTTTTAAAAGCAAATGTACCAGCGGTTGCGTGGTTAGCTCTATAAGGACCGAATTGAATAAGTTGATTAATATGATTAAAATAAACATGTATTTCAGAAGAACCAGCAATTAAAAAACTAGGATATTTTAATAGACTATGAACAGCATGTGAAACACGTTCCGGAGGATAATAATCATCATCATCCATATAAACAATAATATCTCCTTTTGATTTATGATGAGAGAAGTTTCTTTTTTGTCCTAAAGGAAGTTTCCTCTCTAAATAAAGATATTTAATGTCAAAAGGAATTGATATAAATAAATCTTCTACCTTATCAGTACCATCATCAATGACAATCCATTCCATTCTATTTTTTGGATAATCTTGATTTAAAATACATTTAATGAGAGAAGGAATAAATTGTCTTCTATTATATGTAACAGTAATAATACTAACAAAAGGCTTTGGTTTAACCATTATATATAACTTAATATATTAATTATTGAATTCCTAAATATTTTTTTGTAGACATTGAGTTCAATAAAAATAAGAATACTGGACCCAATAACAATGAATAATTTAGCAGGGCTAGGACCGAATTCGTGTATCTATTTACAGGTGAATAAACAAGAAACAGAATTAGAAGTAG